ATAACACAATTATAAATCCGATATATGTTAAAGTCGCAGACAACAGTTTCACTCAAGTGGGCCAAATATTTAAGATTTCTGATGGTATGTTATGCTTTGTTTTTTCATCAACCGAAACGCCGTGCTTTGAATTTATCGTAAAACAGGAATATGCGGTTGCAAACTATCCAACTGATAACTCATCAGAGACCAAAAAGGTTTGTTTAAAACTAGATAATACTAAAGGAGCCTACAAGTCAGATACAAAAGTATTTTACACATTAAACGGTGATACAATCATTTTTGGAAGTTTCAATGCAAACACAGAAATTAACATCACAACATTAGTAAAATGCGAAAAAGACATATGCACCCCGGCAGACACGTCTACTTTGTTTACCCTCTTTGGATACAATGTCAGCAAAACAAGCGCAGCCCTAGCAACCGCCGCGGTACTTGGTTCGGCATACCTTTACCGAAAAATGAAGAAAAAGTCGAAGCGCAAGTCGGATTCTGCATCATCAAGTCGTAGTATATCCGCTTCTCCAAAATACAAGAAGCGAAAATCCAGTAAACGCGGTAAATAATTTTTTTTAGTCTACAAACATATAATAAATTTTTATTATATGCTCGAATAATTTGAAATCATCATTTAAGACGAAAAGTTGCCTTTACCGGCGCGTGATCGCTCAAAATCCGTTGTCCTTTCGCAATAAAACCGTCAACAGCACCACTTTGTATACAATCGAGTCTCTGTGGATTGTAATAAATCATGTCAACAATTCCGCCAAAGATGGTCGTGTCTTTATCATTTTCGGCAGATTCATAGGGAAACGAACGCAACCGTTTTGCTAACTCGTCGTCTCTAAAAATATAATCCAAACCATACATCCAAATCTGCCATTTATCATACATTGACACATTTGAAGGTAACGGAGTCTCATTCAAAATATGGTCATATATCATGTTATAAAACGCACTCCAGTTATCGATTCTTGGATATTCGGTATCTTCGTTTTTTGGCAGACTTGCAAAATATGTGTCCTCGCCATCGGGTGGTCTTAATTTTGTATTGAGGTCGCCACAAATAATATCCGGCTTTTCTCTTTTGATCAATTCCATAATTTGTCGTATTTTTATTATGTAATTGTTGCCATGTAAACTTTGGATATCATCAAATCGACCGCCACTCAAATGAATCGTGGCAACTCTTATTGACGGTTTATTTTCAACTATTTGTATATCACTTACCGCCCAACATCGTGGGTGAATTTTGCCTTCATTATTGATGGTTTCGCGTCCATGGACTGTAAGTTGCGCGGGCATTGACAACTTGAGTTTGTCAGCATCATATTTTGAGTATATGGAATTCGAAAGTTTGCTTCCAGGATAGAAGAGTCCAACTGTATCGGGCCATGTGTATGGATGTGATTTGCAAGAAGCGACAAGATCCAGTTCACCGATTTTTTCAATAAAGTTTGTTTGCGGTTCATCGCCGATTTTGTATGTTTCCAAGTCTGCGCCATTTGCATCACCAAGAAGCGCATCTTCTTGTATACACAAAATATCGACATTACTAAAGTGAGCTTTCAACTCTTGCCATCGTTGAATAGTTGTTTCATTTTTAACTGCTGATTGTAAAAAGTTTTTGAACGCGGTTCGAACAGCCCTTGTTTGCTCTATGTCATATGATTTGTCTGAATTATAAACTGGCTTGATTAAGTTCAGCCACGATTCAATATTGCATGTCATTATTGTAAAACTGGGGTTGCGAACCGGTTTTTGAATTGGTTTTGGCCGCTGCTGCAATTTAATCAGCGATTTCTTTTTCAATGTGCCACCGCCCCTTTTGCGTCTTGTTTTGACACCAGTTTTTCTCATTTTGTATATATTGGATTTAGCTAAAAATTATGTTAAAAATCAAAAAACAAATGTGAAATAAATGGGTGCGATCCAGTCAAAACAACAACAAAAAGAAATATCCGAGTTCATCCAGTGGCAGCAGCTCTGCAAAAATTTGGATCGGTATGCTCTCGGTCGCATATTCTCCGATGAGTTTCGCCGGCTGTGCGAGTTATGGAACGCAGGATCACTTAGAGGCAAACATTTTGATCGCTGCACTTTTTTGGTTGAACGACTCGATAACGAAGAGTTGCAAGACCGGTATGTCTATCTTATCACTCAATGGAATGCCGGGAAGATTTTGAAAGACGACTTTGAGTACGTGATTGAGCTCTTGAGTGGTATTCCTGTTACGACATCTTGAAAACTTTTACCACTTACCAGTGGTCTTTTTTACAATCACATTGTTACCACTCTTCTTCTTCTTGGCATTTGGGTCATACTCATCACCGTCGTCGTCGGCCAAATTCTTCGATAACTCCCAAAACTCTTTTGAACCCAACTTGAAATCGGGTCTATCCGCGGCCTTATACCAGAACACCTGATCGTTGATCTTGTTCGACTTGGCATTATTTGAAATCACCATGCACTCGTAGTTTTCGGTGGTTTGGTCCATAATGGAGCAGAAAGACTCGAGTGTTGGAAACATGGACGCATAATTCTCCCAAATCTTTTTTCTGTTTGACAAATAATTCTCGCGCAAAATAAAAACGTAGTCGATATTGGTGCGGAGATTTGGCGGAATACCGAGCGGATATTGCATGGTGATGATTAACATTACTTTCCAGTGTCTCAATTGTACCGTTTTCATTCAGACATTTCTTTCTGAAATCATTAAACCAATGCTTTTTCAATGGGCATTGCACCCTCTCGGGTGGGTTTAGACTATATCTTAAGGCATCATTGTAATTGGTTAGATTACTCAACCCCACGGGCATTTAGTCGTTGAACAATCATCATATCCTTACCATTTACGGACTTAGATGACTTGCTGCGGGTTATCTCTATTTTATACCTTTTTACTGTACTTTATGTGATTAGCATAAACCACGACTCTATTTCTAAAGCCGCTTAGTAGTATAAACCTTTATAGAACTCTGTATGTTAGTGTTCTAAATCAAGACGTCTCCGCAATTTGGACGTGTCGCATATAAAGGAGTTGCGTCCTAAATATACTAGCCATTCTTTTGAAATGACTCAGGCAAACAATTCACCGTTCATGAAAAGGGATCGCATCAACTTGTCTTTGGTCCAGCTGCTGTCGTAGAGACAATCATCCAGAATGACGAATGTGCGAGGATCGATGGAACATTTCTTGTAGGTTTCCATTTCGGACTGACACTGCTTCATTACGGTCTTTTGACGGCGGAGAACATTTTCAATCAAAATCGTGTTGTATTCCTCGTGAATAAAGAGTTTGGGCACCAGTTTTCCGTAAAAACCGTTGCCGGCTTCTGTGCCTGAGATAACAGTGCCGATGGGAATATCTTGGTGATGATACAATAAATCTTTGACTAAAAATGTTTTGCCAGTGTCACGACGCCCGATCAATACAATAACCGGACCCTTGTTTTCGCGCGGGTCGAAAGTGATCGATCTCATATCAAATTTTTTTAATTCCAATGTCATTTTATAGATTAACAAGAATATAAAAAAAACACACATTAAAACGCTCAATTAGTTCAAACTTACTAAATTATATACATTTAGTAAATTATATTTCATGGATTCCAAGTTTAGCATTCACTATAAAAAAGCCAAAAAAATAGATTTAGACAAATTTGCGGGAATCGTTAAGATGCAGTCGTACATACCGATTTACAAACGGTTTTTCGAAATGGACGACTCCAATTACAATAAAATTTGCCTCAATAACAAGTACCAAATATGCGACTTGAACACCGTTTACGACTGCACAAATAATAATGCCGTCGTTGAAAAATCAATCTTTGTGAAATTCTCGCCGCTTCTCGATCCACTCAATTTTTTGCGGGGTAAATACAATTTGGAATCTCCGATCACGCGAGCCCTACCACAATTAAACTCTACCGCCGAGTCGTGTTTGCCTAAACTATTGGATACAAACAATACCGCTTATGTGGATGGCTTCTTTTCCTATTTAACATCGATGGTGAAGGATGCCCACGGTTGGATTCACGGTGTCGAATATTACGGATCCTTTCTCGCGATTCAAGAAAAGTTCAAGTATAACATTGCGGATGACTTGGAGTTTGTAATGGAATGTCCATTTTTCAACAATAACATTGGTAAATACTTTACGATCGACGAAGAAGTCTCTGCCATTATAAACCAACACTCGGGCGAAGGATCTCGGGCGAATCGCAATAAACTTTGTATACAAGATGCCGATGCGGTCTCTTTAGACTTTGAGGATTTGTCTACATCCTTGGAGATACAAGATGTCCAGCCGGTCGGACTTGAGCTCGAGTATGAAAACCCGGTTGGGCAGACAACGCAATTAAGTGCAGACGGCAGCGATTCTGGCTCTGACAGCGACTCCGACTCGGAAAGCGACACAAGTGTAAGTGAAAGCAGTGCAAGCGTAAGCGAAAGCAACTCGGAAGAAGAGTCAGTTTGGGAAACTGAATCCGAATCCGAGTCAGACGACTCGATTTTCCAAGACGAAGATGAACAAATGTTCAGCTACTTGAAAGACTACCCTGTCCAAATGATTTTTCAAGAGAAATGCACCGGAACACTTGACCAACTGTTGATGAACCGCAAATTGAGCGACGATCAAACGATTGACGCCTTGATGCAAATTATTCTCACCCTGACCGCTTACCAAAAGATGTTTAACTTTACACACAACGATTTGCATACAAACAATATCATGTTTATCGAAACAGATGTCGAGTTTTTGTATTACAAGGTAGACGATAAAGTATACAAAGTCCCCACAAATGGGCGCATATTTAAACTCATCGACTTTGGAAGAGCTATATACGAGTTTGGTGGTGAACTCTTTTGCAGCGACAGCTTTGCTCCGTCGGGCGACGCCTCTACACAATACAATTGCGAACCCTACTTTAACGAGAAAAAGCCGCGAATTGATCCGAACCCCAGCTTCGATTTGTGCCGATTGGGTTGTTCTATGTTCGACTTTGTATGCAGGAGCAAAGAACCCAAAACACCTTTGCAAAAAATCATCGACAGTTGGTGTAACGACGACTTTGGTAAAAATATGTTGTATAAACCAAGCGGTCAATGCAGGTATCCTGACTTTAAACTATACAAAATGATTGCGCGAACTGTCAACAACTTGGTGCCGAAAGAACAGCTGAAAAATGTGGTCTTCTCTTCGAGATACAAGTTTGACGGGGAGCCGACAAATCTTATGGATATTGATGCTCTGCCTGCCTACTAAGGGAACCAAGGTTCCCTTATGAAGGCACCGAAGGTGCCGACTGTCGGACGCTATAAGGTGCGTCGCATCTTCCCTTTGGGAGCTCCGAAGCGTCCTTATCCCTCCTTTTTCCTTTTTCCGTGTGCCGGTATTCCTTTGCACATTTTTGTATCAAATATTATTTCATACAAAAAACCAATTTAGAGCAACAAATGTATACTCACAGATAAACAAAACATGACAATCGATAAAATTGTATACATCAATATGGATTCAAGAACTGATCGCAACGATACAATCTTGAGCGAGTTGCGCCGTATCGGTTTCCCCGAAGATCGTGTCCAACGTTTCCCCGCGATTTGTTACAATGGATGTGCAAACACCGGTTGTCTAATAAGTCATGCAAATGTCCTCGAGATGGCCTACGACTCTGGTTACTCCAACGTCTTGATTCTTGAAGACGACTTTGTATTCATCGAGGATAAAAACAAAGTAAACGAGGATTTGAAGGCATTTTTCGATTTGAACCTTGAATGGGATGTTGTCATGTTGACTACTTGTGGTGCGGTAGTATCCGAATATACAAACAGCCTTGTATCGCGCATATCGTCGTCTGGAAACGGCGCGGGCTACCTTGTGAACCGATCGATGATGTTGGAGCTCAGCACTTTGTTCAAGTCAAATGTTGATAATTTGTTTCTTACGAAACAGCACTGGAACTACCAGAACGATATTCTTTGGAAATCCTTGATGCCAACGTCGAAGTGGTTTATGTTCAA